GGCGGCGCGCGGTTCGGGCACCCCGGGACCTAGTACCTATTGCCCTTTCGGTAATCATTCTCTCGTCTTGTATTGCATCGACGACAGAGGACCCGAATGTTATCGAGGGTATTCGATCCGCCTTCCTTCAATGGAAGGATGTGATCTCCGGTTAGGTCTTTATCTGTACCGCAGAAGGAACAGTAAGGCTGAAGCCTTATGGCTTCTGCCCTTAGCTTCTGCCATTGGTAGTCATAGCCTCTTCGAGTAGCACCCTTGGAAGGGTGCTTTCTCCTAGGCCTGCTATTGCCTTGGCTGGTGCACATAGGGCATGGCACCCCAAGGGGGTGCAGCTTCTTATGACGGGAGCACATGCTGTAAGGCATGGGGCTACCCCCCCTTTCTAGGGGGTATCCCCTTCTCTCATTAGCTATAGAACTGTTAGAAGCCAGGGCGGGTAAGCCCTGGCTCTAGAAGAAGTTTCCTTCTCTATAGGGCGCCCTTCAGGGGCGCCCCTTCTACTACTGCTCTCTTTCGTTCGCAGTAGCTCTATAGCTCTCTGCCCCCCGATCCCCCCGGTCTTCGCTCGCTCCGCTCACTCAGCCCGACCCCCTTACCCCCTGCGGAGTAGGTAGACCTGTTGCCGTGGCCTAGGGGCCACGACAGGGCCTCTGACCTGGGGAACCTTGCAACCGCCAGGGGGGCGAACCTAGTATTTGGAATGTCAGCAGGAAGGGCCCCGAGGGGGGCCGAGAAGCCTGTTTAAACCGCCCAGGAATGAGGCTCCGTGTTCCTTCACCCGAAGACTGTTGCGGCTACGAATCGGTACGTCGAGAACGGCCCCGAGGACCGCTCTCCGTCCTTCAAGCATGACTTCGCCGGCCGCGTGGATGCCGGGGGCGGAATTCTCCGCTACAGCACCACTTCGACTCGCGTGGGCCCGCCCTCGGTCCCGGTGAACCGCGGTGAGGCCCTGGAAGCCATGGCCCGTATTGCTAAGGCCGGAAACTAGTATTAGGAACCCTGGGAAGGCGATTCTGTGACTCTGGTCAAGGCTCTTCAGATGATCGGCCCCTTTGAGGGCCTTCCGCACTACGACACGGCCGTTGCGCAACTTCACGTAGCTAGCTCGAAGGGGAAGCGGGAGCTTCACCAGGCCGCTTACCGAATGCGTGACGCCTTCTCGGTCTATCGGTACGCCGTGACCTATGGGAAGGCCGATGCGGCGTGAGTCAAGACTTCGTCGTTGTCCTCGAATACGGCCTTGCCATCTGGGGTGTTCTCTTCCTGGCCTTCTTCACGGCTCTCGCCGTGGAAGACCTCTGGTCCTCTCGAAGAGGAAAGGGGAAGCACCGGTGAACTACTTCTTCGCCACGAACGCCACGGCTTCCGGTGAATGGGAATCCGTCGAGCTAGACAAGATTCCGGCCGAGGAGAGAGAGCGAATCCTTCGGGACCTCTTCGGAGAGGCTAAGAACGACTGTGAGTAAGGGGCCTTCTGCGGCCCCCCGCATTTTGGAGCTGTGCGCCGGTTATGGCGGGCTCGGGATGGCCGTAGAGGCACTGACGGGGGGTCGCGTTACGTGGGTAGCGGACAACGACCCGAATAAGACCCTGATCCTTGAACGTCGATTCCCTGGGGTGCCGAACCTCGGGGATATCACTCGGATCGATTGGGCGACGCTCGCTGAAGAGGGCGTAGACATCATCACGGCCGGTTTTCCGTGCCAGGACATTTCGAATGCGGGGAAAAGGGTTGGTATCGAAGGGTCGCGCTCGGGAATCTGGGCGAACGTCTCGGAAGCCGTTCGCGTTCTTCGACCGAAGCTCGTCTTCCTGGAAAACGTCTCCGCTATCCGAAGCCGAGGGATCGACCGCGTATGCGGGGACCTGGCCGCGTGCGGGTATGACGCGCAATGGACGTGTCATCGAGCGTCCGCCGCTGGTGCCCCCCACCATCGCGATAGGTGGTTTTGCGTTGCCGCTCCTTCCGACTCCCACGGCCGCTGATGGCCGCCGAGGACCGGATTACGCGAAAGCCGCCCGCCCTGGGGCCGGTGGGGACGATCTCGTAACCGCCATGGCCCGACTGTGGCCCCGAGACAAGAGCGAAAAGCTTCTGAAAACCCCTACGGCCAATCTCGGCAGGAATGGCGCCCCGCAGCATCCGACGAAGAGAAAAGAGGGCGGCCACGGGCCGACCCTCGAAGATGAAGTGTGCTTTCTCCTGAACGTCGAGCCTGGGGCCGATTACGGGGGCGATTTCAGCCCCTCGGAGTGGTGGGGAGACTTCGCCCCTGCCGTACGGCGTTGGGAAGTGCTCACCGGGCAACCGGCGCCCGTACCGGTCGAGTTCGGCCCGCGCGGCGGCCTTCGCCTGGCCCCTCGGTTCGCTGAGTGGCTCATGGGGATCGTGCCCGGATGGATCACGAAGGTTGAGGGCCTCAACCGCGGCCAACAGTTGAAGGCCATCGGCGACGGAGTTGTCCCGCAACAAGCCTTCCACGCGTTCGCTCACCTTCTCGGAGAGCTTGAGAGGGGGGACGATGCAAGCGTCTGTGACGCTGCCTAGCGAGGAAATGGCCAGGGCCGCGTACAACGCGTTGGCGTTCCTCCCCGCGCGGAGCATGGTCAAGACTGCCCGCGTCGAGCTGGGCCCCGCCGGCCTTCGGATCACGGGAACGAACGGCTACGCCGTGGGCCAGGACGTGAGCCCCGTAGAGGACTACAGCGGCCCCGAGGGGGGCCTAACTGTCCACGTAGACAGGGGAGTTCTGGCAGACCTTGACAGCGCGGGCCGGAAGGACAAGAAGGGCTTCGGGAGGTTCGAGGTGAAGCCTGGTGACGGCCTGGTGTTCCGCCCTGGCAACAACGACACCCCCGCTACGGGCCAGGACGTGAGCGGGCAAGCCGACGACCGCGTATGGGCGTACCTCGACGACCTGTTTACACGCCTCGACGGGCGGCCTCCTGCACTGCCCGAGCTGATCGCGTTCGATCCGGCCCTTCTGGCCATGTTCTCGAAGGTCAAGGCCCCGAAGAGCAGGAAGGGAGACACCAACCTAGAGCGGGCCCTAGACATGTGTGTCTTCGACTCGAAGGAACCGATCCTGATCAAGATTGGCCCCACCTTCAGGGGCGTGATCATGCCGATTGACAGAGACGTGCACGAAGAGAACGTGGGACCTGATGGCCTTTGGTAGGTGCCCTACGGGCGGTGTGCGGTGCCCCGAGTGTGGTGTCAGATGCCCTACCTGTGGCGTGACTGGCATTGAGCGCGCTCCGGGAACGCGCGGAGTGTGGCGTTGCGACAACTGCAAAGAGCACCTGTTGCGCGAGATCGAGCGATGACAGCAGGAAACCCCCGACCCTTCAGGGTCGGGGGTTCTTTGCGTTGCTGGCCTACTGAGTAGGTTGCCCGTCCCACTCTTCGATCGGGACCACGGAGTGACTACTAGGCCGACCGGGGCGCCGCTTAGTCTTCGGCTTCGGATCGCCCTCGACGCCGAGGGCGTACAGCTCTAGGACCGGCCCGCCATGCTCGGGGCAGAGGTCGACAGTCTTCGACGGGTCACCCTCGGGGGTGATCGTGATTTCCTGAACGTCCTCCGTCGCGCCGCAAACGTCGCAACGCGAGATCACTTCCTTAGCCACGGCCCGCCCTCCTTTCGTCAAGCGGGACGATCTTACCGCCCTTGATGTCAGGAGTGAGGAAGACCTTCCCCTTCATCATGTCCGCGTACCTCTGCCGCTCGATGTCCAAACCGAGGTATCGCTCAGTAGTCGTGACCTTCGCATGGTTGAGGGCGGCTTGCGTGATGCGAAGCGCGTCGTCGTAGCCGTGCGTACGGGCGCCCTCGTAGATGATCCGGGCGAAGGAACGGCGCACGGTGTGCCACCCGTCCCCGGGCTCTAGCTCGATGCCCGCCGTGGTCGCGACCTTCTGAATGATCGACCGCGGGTAGGTGATGCGGCCCTGGGGGTTCAGCCTCTTCGGGCCCACTACGGTGAAGGAGGTGAAGCGGTTCTTGTGGTAGGGCGGGAAGAGCGCGTACCGCCGTTCGAGCTTCCCGGCCTGTTCCTCGTAGGTGACCAGCCAGCGGCGAAGCTCCCCTTCGAGATCGGCCGTCATGGGAAGGGTCTCTTCGGTGTTCGTCTTGACGAGAGTCACGTACAGCTCACCCCGGGGAAAGTTCACGTCCTCGACGTTCATTGCCAGGGCTTCGGATATGCGGACACCGGTGTTTGCGACGAAGGCGACTAGGGCCCGGTCCCGAGGATCGGTCGCGGCGTCGATCAGCCGGCGAAGCTCGGGAAGGTCCATGCGGTACCGGTTGCGGTTCGTCCGCCTCTTCGGGCGTACCTCGGCCAGCATCGCGTCAGCACTGCACCGAAGCCATCCCTGACGGTGGCAGTAGACGAGGAACGGCTTCAGTCGCGTCTTCTGCGTGGACATGGTGGAAGCGGAGCAGGTGGCACTCAGGCTGTCGCCGGGGCCATAGAAGAAGTCTTCGACGTGGTCAGGGGTGAGCGAGCCGACATGGCAGTCCCCTACCCGCTTCGTGAAGCGGTTCAGAGTGCTGCGGTAGTCGGTGTGGGCCGTCGCGCTGGTGGACCTCTTCAGGTACCGGTCGAGAAAGTCACGGACAGCGATACTCACATTGGGCGTGACCGGTCGGGCCATGGTTGAACCTCGCATTTGACGTACGGCGGTAGCTATCGTTTCCGCACGTCACAACGTCGGAACCTAGGTTTGATACTAGCATTAGGAACGTTGTTTGGATGCACCGTGATATGCGCTCTGACCTGCGGAAACGTAGCTCTTAAACCCCCAAAGTACGCCCCCCACGGGGAGGCGTCAACGACGTTCGAGCCACGTATTCGAACAGAGTTTCGGCACGGGAACGTAAAGTTTCTAGCATTTGGCTTAAGCCGTACAACCCCCCTTAGTTACTGCGTGTAAACTAGGTTCTGAACCTGGCCGCCGAGACCCGCTTGACTAGGTTCCCATTGACACCTTGTCAGGCGCGGCGTTACCGTCAAGATCGACATGAAACTTGCCGCTCACACGAAAGGGCAACCCCCATGCCGGCACCGCGACAACTACCAACGAGCGACGTACTGAGACAGCTACGCGAGAAGGGCAAGACCTATGAAGAGATCGCCGAGCTGTACGGAGTAACGAAGGGGGCCGTTTACTGGCAGCTTCGTGACGCTGGTCTGGCGAAGGCTCGCCCCGACCACTCCAAGTACATCCCTTGGACGATCAAGACCGAGCATGCGCACGCGAAGCCCGCGACCATGCTTCGGCTGCACAGCCGACGGGAGCAAGGGGACACGATCCCCGCCGTGAAGGCCCGGATGCTGGATAAGTGGCTTGCGGAGATCAGGGAAGCCAACGTGGTCGTCTGCTACGACCGCACCATGGCCCCCAACCCCGCTTCGACTACCGGTGGCTTCTACTACTCGAAGCGGCGCCCCGAGGACGGGGACAGCCTTGTTCGGGACGGAAAGCCTGGTGACACTGAGAGCATCCCTAGAGTTGTTGACCCCTCGGGCAGTCGCTAGCCGTTCTACGGCTCGTTACGGGGGAAGTGTCGAGGGCCGTCCTTCTGCGGGAAGGGCGGCCTTTTGTTGCCTTGAACCTAGTATTTGACTCCGCCAGGGAGTTCGGGCGAGTATAGGTATGTCAGCGAGGGAGGGACGCGGAGGAACCGGCAACGAATGCCGGGGACGCACCCAACACCCAGCAGTCAAACACCCCCGGCATTGCGAGGCCCAATTGACGAACGCCTGCGAGGGAAACCCTGACCTCTGGTTTTCCGAGAACCCGACCGAGATGGAGCACGCTAAGGAAGCGTGCGGCTTCTGCCCGGTTCGCACCGAGTGTGCCGAATTGGGCGACGATGAAGAGTTTGGTATCTACGGGGGAATGACCCCCGAAGAGCGAAGGATTGCAAAGCGAACTCGGGTCGCCATTGCCGAACGGCGTTTGACTGCGCAGCTTCTCGCGATGCAGGAAAACAGGATGTCGATCTCGGCCATGTCGCGTGAACTGGGCATCCCTAGAAAGACGTTGGCGGATCGGCTCCGCCGCATGACTGGCCTTGTTGCCTAATGGGCAACAGCCGCTTTCCGACCCCTCTCATGATCATTCCATTACTAGTGCAATGGTTTGGTAAAAGGTCATACGATATGTGAGAGATCTGTAAGAGAACGTCAAGGAACCGTTAAGGTTCAACTAGCACGCAACCCCACGGGGGGAAGCGGCGGGCGCGATGATGGCTACTGGTGGCTACGGCAGTCGGGACGATGCGTAATGCTCTTGGGGAACTCCACGGGACTGGATTTGAACCACGCGGGTGTGGATCTTCAGGGGATAGATATTCTCTGGGATCTACCACAGGTCTTGACGATCGCGCGGGTGCGCTATAAGAACGGCACTCGGATTGAGTTCGCGTACTGCAACGCGAACGCCGAACCCGAGGATGTCGAGCTTGGCCGAGGGATGATCCCTGAAAGGTGCATGCCCTTGCGGGGGTGGCGCAGTGACACTCTCGGGTGTGGCCATGGCGATGAATACACCACGGCGTATTGGATCTTCGAGTGATCGAAGAACTATGACCAACAAGCGAATACAGACAGCAGGGGCGCCAGGCCGGGCGCCCCTTCTCTTTGCCCTGAACCTAGTATTTGGAATAGAGAGAGAGTCCAACATGAGCGCCTTCGACACCGCGAAGAACACCCCCTCCATGAAGTTCGCCGACCTCGACGGCTACCCGATCACCGTGCGCCCGTTCTTCGATGCTGGCATGGGCCGGAACGTGGTCGAGCTGGTCGTGAACGGCACGACCGTGAAGCTCTCGAACGCTGCCGTTCCGAAGTTCGTGGACGGAGTCACCATGGCGGCCTTCGTGGGCGAGATCGAGAACGTCGGCCTGGGCGCCAAGACCCCGGTTAGCGAGTGACCGCGGCCCCCGTAGCTCACCGGTCCGTCTCGCAGTATTCGAGCTTCGTCCGATGCGGTGAGGCGTACCGGCTAGAGAAGGTCGCTAGAGCCCCCCAGAATCAAGCGGCCTGGTTCCTACAGGGAACGGCCTATCACGAAGCCGTCGAGAAGTGGGAGAAGTCCTACCGGGCTTACGGCCCGGACCAGATGGGCGAATGGTTCGAAGAAGCCTGGGAGCGCGAATACGCGCGAGCCCTGGCCATCGAGCCGGACATCTCCCGATGGCTTACCGGTGGCGTGACGAAGCCTGAGACCGACGTCAAGAGGCGCAGAGAGCGCGGTCGGGATCAGGTGGAAGCGTACTTCGAATACGCGATAGAAGCCCCGGAGCGCATTTGGGAGCCGATCGAGGGCATGCCGGCCATCGAGCTTCCATTCACGCTGACCCTCGGGGGTGTGACCGTAAAGGGCTTCATTGATCAGGTGGTGGAGTACCCCGACGGCCACCTACGGGTGCGCGACCTGAAGACCGGTACGAAGCTCCCCGATACGGCCTTTCAGCTAGCCGTGTATGACCACGCCCTAGAAGCCATGTTCGACGTGAAGCCTGGCTTCGGCGATTACTTCATGGCGAAGAACAACGCCCCTACCGACCCTTGGAACCTTCAGGACTACGACCGGGAAAAGGTCGGCCGATGGTTCCGCGACATGGATAAGGCCGTACGACTCGGCCTTTTCCTTCCCAATCCTGGTGACGCGTGCCGCACCTGTACGGTCCGGCGATATTGCAACTTCAACGGCATCGACGCGAGCCAATACCCCTATCAGGAGACTGCGAATGACTGACACCCCCGAAAAGTACACGGTGACCCTGAAGGCTCACGGCGGACATGACGCTACGTGGGTAGTGATCAAGGCCGGAAGTCAGACCGAGCTGGTCGACCTTCTTTCGGGCTTCTCGCAGTCCGGTGTGTCTGCCCTGATCGGCGAGTCGGTTACCGCGCTGCGGGCCGAAGAGATCCTAGGGGCGCAGCTTGGAGCGCGCCCGGTAACTCACCCCGGACAGTTCGACCAGGGCGGCCAGAACGGCGCCCAGGCGCCTTCCCAGGCCCCTTCCGGAGGCAACGCCGGCCAGACCCCCTACGGGAATGCGCCCACCTGCCCGCACGGCACGAAGCGATTCCTGGAGAAGCCCTACAAGAACAAGCCCGGAACGTGGAAGGCGTGGGCCTGCCCGGCCCCCCAGGGCACCCCGGACGCGTGCTCCCTGGAGTTCATTCGGTAGCCCCGAAACTAGTATTGGGAATCCGGCAGGGGCGCGACTGCCAGGCCCGTATGGGCCGCACAACGCGCCTTTCCCATGCCCGTTTAAACCCCCTCGGAGGTACAGCCATGCCCACTCTCGCCACCGCCACCGCGAAGCGTGATGCCGCCATTGCCCAGGTCGACGCGCACGCCGACGACGAATGGAAGCGGTACGCCCTCGGCTTCATCGCCGAACTGTCCGGGAACCTCGAAGAGTTCACCACTGACGATCTCTGGGACGCCGGACTTATCAAGCCGCGGGAGCCTCGCGCCCTCGGCCCCGTGATGCGTCGAGCCGCGAAGCGCGGCCTTATCTCGACCACGGGTGAATTCCGCAAGAGCCGTTACCGCAACTGCGCTCCCCTGCCCGTTTGGTCTGCCGCGTAACAACCCCTCGAAGGACCGCCCTTGTACACGATCGTTCGGGCTAAGGGCGACGCTGGAAAGACCGGCGAACCCCTTCCTACCCTCTTTAAGACCTTCGCGGCGAATACCGTGCACTTCCGCCGAGGACAGTTCACGATTGTCGCTGCGGCTCCCGGTGTCGGTAAGTCCGCTCTCTCTATGGCCCTGGCCCTTCACGCCCGTGTTCCGGCCTTCTATTTCAGCGCGGACACCGACCCCCAAACTATGTTCGTCCGGTGCGCTGCGAACGTATCCGGCTGGGCAACGCGAGACATCGAGAACGCCCTAGAGCATGGCAACACGAAGGCCGTAGAAGCTCAGCTTGACGGCTTCGATCACCTGCGTTGGGACTTCACCGCGTCGCTCTCGATAGACGACCTCGAAGGGGAGCTGAAAGCCTTCGCGGCCACCTACGGAATGTGGCCTGAGCTGATCATCGTTGACAACTTGAGCAATGTTCAGCCTGACGCCGAGGGCGACAGTAATTCGTATGTCGCCCTGGAAAAGGTGTGCGAGTACCTTCACGAACTTGCCCGCGAAACGGGTGCATGCGTGGTCGCCCTGCACCACGTAAAGGGCGACTCGAATGATGGCAATCAGCCCGTTCCCCTGTCTCAGATCAAGGGACAGATAGGCCGCGTGCCGGAAATGATCCTGACGCTTCACAGGATCGGCGAAGACGGAAACCGGCAGATGGGCGTATCTGTCGTGAAGAACAGGACCGGAAAGGCTGACGCTTCCGGCGCCATGACTCTTTATCTCGATGCCGACATGGAGCGAATGAGGCTCACCGGATGATCGAGATAGACGTGATCGGCACCCCTGCCCCCCAGGGGAGTAAGAGGCATGTTGGCGGGGGCCGGATGGTGGAGTCGTCGAAGAAGGTCAAGCCGTGGCGAAGCGCCATCTCGACCGAAGCCGCGAACCACAGCTTCGCCCCCTGGCTGTATGTCGGAGTCTTCGTGATCTTCCGGTTGAAGCGACCGAAGAGCCATTACCGCACCGGGCGTTTCGCCGACCAGCTCAGAACGGACGCCCCCCTGTATCCGGCGAAGTATCCAGACCTCGACAAGCTCTGTCGCTCGACTCTCGACGGCCTGAAGGCCGGCGGGGCCTTCGGGGATGACGCCCAGGTGGTCATGCTCAAAGCCCGGAAGGTCTACGCCTGCCAGGGCGAAGAACCGGGCGCGCGGATTCAAGTCTTCTCCGCACTTTGATTCCGCCACCCCATCGAACCTAGTATTAGGAACGTAAGGGAGGGCGGATGGAAAAGCCCCCGATCGCGGAAGTTCTAGAGCACTACGGCGCAACGGATGTGCCGGAAGGTAGCCGCTTCCGAAAGATGAAGTGCCCCTTTCACGAAGACCGAAACGCTTCGGCTTCTGTGTGCACTGAAGAAAACCGATTCCGTTGCTTCGCCTGTGATATCTCGGGCGACAGTTTCGACGTGATAGCCGACCAGGAAGGATGCCGCGATTTCTCTTGTACCCGATCCTGCACTGAAAAGCTTCTTGGAAGAAGCTACGGCGCGATACGAGGGGGCCCTAACCAGAAACCCCGGCGCCGTGGCGTATTTGAAGAGTCGGGGCCTGTCCGAGGACAGCGCAGCATCCTTCAGGCTGGGCTACGTCGAAAGCCCCTTGCCGGGGCATGAAACCGCCCGAGGAATGATCTCGATTCCCTACCTGACACGGTCGGGAGTCGTAACTATTCGGTTCCGCCGCATAGGCGACGGGGACGGCCCGAAATACCGGTCTGTCCCCGGAGATCCGCCCCGCATCTACAACCCGAATGCGCTTCTCGTCCCCAGCGAATACATCGCTATCTGTGAAGGCGAGATCGACACCGTTACGGCGCACGAAGCCGGTATGAGGGCCGCCCACGGGCGGGCCAAAGACCTCGGCGTTTCACTCCCTGCCGTCGGGGTTGCTGGCGTGAGTGCCTTCAAGTCCTACTTCGCCCGGTGCTTCAAGGGCTATAAGGCGGTTTTCATGCTTGCCGATGGAGACGACAAGGGGCAAGGAATGGAATTCGCCGAGAAGTTGGCCGAGCAGATCAAGAACCTTCGAATCTGCCCCATGCCGGCCGGACACGACGTGAACAGTTTCGTACTGGCCAACGGGCCTGAAGCCCTTCTAGACCTACTGGAGATTACAGCGTGAGCCCTGAAGAACTCGCTGACCACTTCACTGACTTCGTCACGGATTGCAAAGACCGCATTCTCACCGTTGGCGCCGAGCAGTACAGCGAAGGGGATACGCAGAAGTTCGAAACCATGCCACTTCTCGGCCTGGTCCAGTACGCCAGAGAAGAAGCCCAAGACCTAGCCGTATACGCGGCCATGCTCGACATACGACTTTCCCGACTCGAAGCGTTGCTTCGAAAGCACCCCGTTCAGTAAGAGGCCCCTTTGAAGCGCATCGTAGTCCTGTCTGACATGCAGATTCCGTATCACGACCGAAGGGCCGTACGGAACGTCCTCAACTTCATTGCCGAGTATCGGCCGGACGAGATAGCCAGCGTGGGGGACGAAGTCGACTTCCCTCAGATCAGCCGATGGACCCGCGGAATGGCTGGTGAGTACAAGGGGGATCTTCAGGCGCACTGTGATGCGGGTAAGCGGGTCCTGGCCGGCCTACGGGCCGTCCATGACGGACCGATTCACGTAAGCCGCTCGAACCACATGGACCGGCCCCTTACCTACGTGAGGACCAGGGCCCCCGGCCTGATGGGCCTGAAGGCCCTCGAAGTGCCTAGCTTGCTCGACTTCGAGAAGTACGGCGTGACCTACCACGAAGAGCCGTACGAGATTGCCCCCGGGTGGCTTCTCGCTCATGGCGACGAAGGCGGTAGCTCTCGCGCTCCGGGCGGTACCGCCCTAGCCCTCGCCCGTAAGTGGGGTTACTCCGTCGTGTGCGGTCACACTCACAAGCTCGGAATCCAGCACGAACACATGGCCGTTAATTCGAAGCTGGTCAAGGAACGCTTCGGCTTCGAGGTCGGAAACCTGATGGAGTTGAAGAGTGCCCACTACCTGAAGGCCGGTCATGCGAACTGGAATCAGGGCTTTGGAATTCTCTACATCGACAAGAACCGGGTAACCCCTGTCCCGGTGTTTATCAAGCCGAACGGCTCCTTCGTGGTCGAAGGCCGAACGTACGGCGTCAAGGCCGCCTAGGAGACACGCAAATGATGCACTGGACCCGATACACCAAGATTGCCGAGAGCGTCGCCCAGCGAGTCGCCGAGGAGTATCCCGGCATCGAAGCCGAGGACATCCGACAGGAAATCCTTCTTCACGTCGTCGAGAAGAAGTCGACGTATGAGGCGACCGACTATCCAGACGGACAGCTTCGGAAGAACTTCCGCAACGTGGCTATCAGCTACGCAGGCAAAGAGCGATACGCATACATCTACTACTCCGCCGAGTACGTTTACACGTCCCCGGAAGTGCGACAGCTCTTCGAGAAGGCCTTCTTCCAGCCGGAAATGTGGGAGACGGCCCCGACGAAGGATGACGGGGTGTCCGTCGCTTCCGGTGGCGTAGTAGTCGCCCTATGGGATCTCGACCGCGCTTACAGCGCGCTTCCCGTCCTCGACGCCCAGGTGATCGCAAAGCGGTACGAGCAGGGGGAGCCGCTTTCCTCGGCCGAAACGATGCGGCTTTCCCGCGCTATCGACAAAATCGTTCGCACCCTGAACAACAGCGTCGTGAAGCGCGGCCAGGAAAAGAAGAAGCATGACGGCCCCGGGGCGCGGTTCGCTATGACCAGTGCGCACGCTCGGATGGTTAGCGGCGACCCGTACGACAGTTACCGGGAGCCGTCCCACCGCTAGCGGCCCGAAACTAGTATTTGGAACCGCCACCCTATCGGGGCGATAATGGATAAGCGAGATACGGAGGGGCGCCGGTGAATCGGCCCGGCCCCCTCCGTTCCAATCTGCGGAATCTCCGCACCTTCGCCTATGGAGAAAATCAGTGCTGAAGAAGTCTGGCCGCG